AGTATGCAGGTGTTAAAGAATGGCATAAGGACTTACAGAAGGATGCTGTAACCAAGAAAGAGATAACTCTGCCGTCGGGTAGGGTGTATGCCTTCCCCGATTCCAAGTGGACGGATTGGGGTACAGCGACCAACCGCACTGCTATATGTAATTATCCTGTGCAGGGATTTGCCACGGCTGACCTGTTGCCCATAGCCTTGGTTAAGTTGTACCACGATATGAAAAATGCAGGTATGAAATCTCTCATCTGCAACACAGTTCACGACTCTATAGTGATAGATGTTTACCCTTCTGAAGAACAGCAGTGCATTGATATTATGGCTGAAGCAATGCTGTCCCTACCACAGGAGACACTTCGTCGTTATGGTAACGAGTATGACATGCCAATAGGCATTGAATTAAAGATGGGAAAGAACTGGCTTGACTTAGAAGCAGTCTTAGAAGTATAATGATTTTACGCAACCAACCCAAGGAGAAAGAAATGGGTACAGAACTAGACTTAATTAATGAATTTGACGTTAATGTAGGAGACGATAACGCTAGTCTTATTGCCATGCTAGGGCAGGACGGATTGGCTGAATCAAAGAGTGATGCACTATCATCGCTTCGCATCAATTACGATGCAGACACGGAGAATGGGGAAACCCTCAAACGTGGTACATGGAAGATGTATAATGGCTCAGAGATGGTGTATGCCGAATCTGCCTTTATAGTTCCAATGATGAGAACTTACGAGTACTCTGTATTTGACACAGAGGAGAACACGTTCTCTTGTAAGTCAGTACAGCGTAAGAAGATGTCTGACGCGTTTCCTGACAAACTGGGAACGATGAAGTGTGGACGACTTACACGCTCAGAAGAGGAGGGGCTATCGGATGATGACCCTCAATTGCTTCTGAGTAAATCGGTAACGTGCAACGTGATATTATATGGTAAGGTTGATATGCCTGATGCTAAGAATGCTCAAGGTAAGAAGACACCTGTGAAGGACTTACCATTTATATCCTATTTCAAACGTTCAGGGTTCAGACCTATAAATGACTTTATAAATCAGAAGCTTGGTAATAAGATACCACTGCCTACTGCTTATATAGAGTTGAAGACCAAACGTATGGCGAATGGTGGAGTGACCTACTGGATACCACAACCAGAGTTGGTTAAGGAAATACCCTTCACTGTAGAAGCAAAGGAATTATTACAGAGCTTCCATGATGGTGTGTCTGCTTCTAATCAGAAGGTGCTACAGGAGCATCGTGACTCCCTTAAACTTGTAGCAACAGACGAGGACGTTGATTTAGCACAACGATTCGGCTAATGTTAGCCCTGTTTGAAGTACAGGACTTTCTTAAACGTGCAGGGCGAGGAGAGGTAGACTCTTCTCGTCTTGAGCATTTAATAGAGCAGTTTGGTGAGGACTGCAAAGAGTCTCTTAGAAAACAACTATCTCGCAAAGAAGGCTACCGAATACGTATGTCGGGGCTTGGTCGTCCCCTATGTCAGCAGAAGCTAGAGCAACAGGGTAACAAGCAGGAGATGGGGTATAACGACATCATGCGTTTCCTCATGGGTGACTTGATTGAAGCTGTTGCTGTGTTTGTTCTCAAGTCTGCGGATGTCAAAGTTGTGGATACTCAACGAGCTTGTGAACTAGACATAGACGGTACAATAGTTAAGGGTACTCTAGACCTCATTATGAATGATGGGGTAGATAAGGTTTGGGATATAAAGTCTACAAGCCCGTGGTCGTATGATAATAAGTTTGCCAACCGTGGTGGCTACGATGTTATAAAAGAAGATGACCCCTTCGGATACATGATGCAGGGCTTCCTATATGCAGAAGCGCAGGGTATGCCGTTTGGTGGGTGGATAGCCATAAATAAGTCGTCAGGAGAGTGGGCCTTTGCTGAAGCTCCTGAAGACCAAGAGGAAGACAGGAAACAGTACATTGCTGACGCTAAGGAGCGCGTACGTAGCCTGTTAGAAGATAAAGGGTTCAAAATACCCTTCACACCTACAGACGAGACTTACACCGTCTCAAAACAGAAAGTTGAAACAGGCAATAAACTGATGCCTAAGACCTGCACCTTCTGCTCCTTTAAGAGTATATGTTGGAAGAATGCAGAACATCTGCCTAAGGTCACGTCTAAGGCTAAGTTTCCCCCAATGGCATGGTACACTACAGTTAAGACAAGGAAAGTGTAGTGCCAGTACTTTTCACCGAAACATATCCTATAAAGATTATGAAGTTAAACCCGCAGTTGATGTGTGTGTTTGTAGAGAGCCATGAGAGTAGGGGAGGCGACCCTGCAACTGTTGAAGTTAGGAGCTTACAAACTTCCTTTCCCCTTACAGTAAAAAACAACTTCTCTAAGTCTGGGCATCTCGTGTCAGACACAGAAGCACGGGACATAAAGAAGATTGAAGAAGAATCACAGGCTATAATGTATCAACTAAGGAGAGGGGCAACCATATGTCTTCCGACGTTGCGACTAAGCGACGAGCTAAACAATTTAGAAAAACACACCCCAAAAGTAGAACAGTATCTATTAAGAAGGCTAGAGAGGATAAAGCAGGAGTTTCCGCTTCAAGGATTATGAGAAATACAAAGTACCGTTCTATGTTCGAGATAAACATAGCAAAAAATTTATCACAACAGAAGATAGCGTTTGAGTATGAGAAGAAGAAACTACCGTACATACCAAAGCCTCGTGTGTATACCCCTGACTTTTATCTTGTAGACCAAGACATTTACATAGAAGCGAAGGGGCATTTCGATAAGGGAGACAGGGTTAAGATGTTGTTGATTAAACAACAGTACCCCGACTTGGATATTCGTATAGTTTTCTTAAATGCTAGAAATAAAATTTATAGGGGTAGCAAGACTACATATAGTATGTGGGCAACCAAGTACGAATTTCCTTGGGCAGAGGGTGCTATCCCAGAGGAGTGGTTTAAGAATGTCAACAGATGATATGGATAGAAAATTAGAGGTTGCAAGTCTTCTAGGTGGACGTTATTATCTTATACTTAATAATAATGATTCAGACAGCTTTACTATGGCGGCATATGATACGAACACATCTAGTGATGGTGAACCAGAAGTTCCTGCAGGTATGGTAATTCTGTCAGGAATTATTGAACTTATGGAGAACCACTTTGATACTATCTGGGATGCGGGAGTAGCGCGTACTAAGTTTATGGCTGCAATAGATAATATACAGATAGAGTTAGACGATGACGAGGTGGATGAGGCTGTAGAGAAGGTCTTGTCTAGAACTGGCAATATAATAAAGGTAGATTTTGGTAAGGAACAATGACTCAAGAAACCCACGAAGATTACATGACACGTAGATTAGAACAGGCAGAGTTACAGTCTGACGTAGTTAAAAACCCTAAGCATTATGAACAGTATGAGTTTGAACCCGTATCGTTTATAATGAAGAACGAGCTATCCTTCTGGATGGGCAACGTTATAAAGTATGTTATGCGTGCAGGAACTAAGGATGACACGGATGAAGTGCAAGATTTGAAGAAAGCGATAAGATATATAGAGATGCGTATTAACCAATTGGAAGGAAGAGAACCTAATGAATAACATGTTACCAAGCACATATCAGCAGTTTATACACAAGTCCCGCTACGCTCGTTGGATAGATGATAGTCAGCGCAGAGAAGATTGGAACGAAACAGTAGAGCGATATGTAAACTTTATGCTAGACCATGCACACGTTAAGCACGCTGTTAAGTTGCCTGAACAGGACAAGAACGATATAATAGAGGGTATAACAAGTTTAGATGTAATGCCTTCTATGAGGGCAATGATGACAGCAGGGACTGCACTATCTCGTGATAACATTTGTGGATATAATTGTTCTTATATTCCTGTTGATAGTCCTCGTTCTTTTGATGAGTGTATGTATATACTTATGTGTGGAACAGGAGTAGGCTTCAGCGTAGAACGTGAGAACGTCGATAAGCTACCGATAATTAGTGATACTTTCAGTAACTCCTATACTGTGATACAGGTGGCAGACAGTAAACCCGGCTGGGCGAAAGCCTTCAAGGAGTTGATTGCACTACTGTATGCGGGGGAAGTTCCTGTGTGGGATGTGTCTCAGGTTAGAGAGGCAGGTTCTCGTCTGAAGATTATGGGCGGTAGAGCCTCAGGACCGCAACCATTGGTTGACTTGTTTAGGTTCTGCATAGAGGTGTTTACAAAGGCAAAGGGTAGGAGACTATACCCTATTGAATGCCACGACATCATGTGTAAAGTAGGCGAGGTTGTGGTTGTTGGGGGTGTGCGTAGGTCAGCCCTAATCAGTCTGTCAAACCTCAACGATGACCAGATGGCTCATGCCAAGGCAGGGCAGTGGTGGGACAACGAACCACAACGCGCTCTATCTAATAACTCTGTTGCCTACAAGGGCAAGCCAGAGATAGGCACATTCATGCGTGAGTGGTTAGCTCTATATGATAGTAAGTCTGGGGAGCGTGGCATCTTTAATCGTGATGCGGCAGACAGACAAGTTGCAAAGAATGGCAGACGCGAGACAGGACACATGTGGGGAACTAATCCATGTTCGGAGATTATCCTACGTCCGTATCAATTTTGCAATCTATCGGAAGTGGTTGTGCGCGAGAGTGATGACCTCAAGAGCTTGAAACGTAAAGTTCGTCTGGCTACTATTCTAGGGACACTCCAATCAACCCTTACAGATTTTAAATACCTGAGGAAAGTATGGAAAGACAACACAGAAGAAGAACGTTTATTGGGAGTATCCTTAACTGGTATCATGGACCATCCCGTTCTATCAAAGAACGTGGACAGCGCGAAGTGGTTGCGCGAGATGAGAGACGAAGCGGTAGCGGTCAACAAAGAGTATGCCCAGATGCTTGGAATCCCACAGAGCGTTGCCATTACTTGTGTAAAGCCGTCGGGTACTGTGTCTCAGTTAGTGGACGCGGCTAGTGGTATTCACGCTAGGCACAATGACTATTATATACGCACTGTTAGGGGTGACAACAAAGACCCCTTAACGCAGTTCTTGGTGAACGAGGGTGTTCCTGCCGAACCTGATGTGATGAAACCAAAGTCTACAACGGTGTTTAGTTTTGCTATGAAGTCTCCTACAGGAGCAGTCACACGTACTCAACTAACTGCTGTAGAACAATTGGAGTTGTGGAAGACGTATGCCCTCAACTGGTGTGAACACAAGCCTAGTGTCACCATAACCGTCAAGGAAGAAGAGTGGATGGAAGTAGGAGCATGGGTGTATGAGAACTTTGACGTTGCTTCTGGGGTATCCTTCCTGCCACACTCTGACCACACCTATCAGCAAGCACCCTATCAGGACATAGACGTAGATGCCTATAATGAGTGGCAAATTGCCCACAAGCATGTAACTATCGATTGGGACAAGATGGCAGACTTTGAGAAAGAGGACAACACTTCTGGCTCACGGGAGTTAGCTTGTACTGCAGGAGTATGTGAAGTGGTTGACTTAAACGCAGGATGATTATAGACTATACACCAAACTGGTGGGAAGTTGGTATGATTACAGCTATCAGCGTCAACACCGTCATTAACTTAATAGTATTTTTTAGACACAGATTTAGAGGTAAAGATGAAAATAAACGGACAAGAGTATGACCAAGACTCCCTAACTGAAGAGCAGAAATATCTTGCTACACAGGTAAGGCTCTTGCAGGATGATGAGAATAAATTAAATTTAAAAATAGCTCAGGTACGAGTAGCCAAAGAGGTGTTTATTGCTAAACTAATAAAATCTACGGAGGATACAGAAGTTGAACCTACAGCCGAAAATACAGGATAGAAAGAAGTTTGACCTAGATTTATCTTACGGTAAAGTTCGTGAACAGCGAGTTGCCGACATGTTGCAAGACAAGAAAATAGAAGTTAAGTCAGAACGGAACATGTGGGTTAGAACAGGTAACATTGCTATAGAGTATGAATGTTATGGCAAACCCTCTGGCATATCGTCTACAGAATCAGACTACTGGTTTCACAACCTGTGCATAGGAGACGATACGTTTGCAACACTCGTCTTTGATGTGCCGTCCCTCAAACGTATCATAGACAACCTAGACGAAAAACGCACCGTGTCAGGCGGGGACAACGGTGCGTCTAGAATGTATCTTGTTAATATGCAGAAGTTGTTTTCTTCAGATGTTATAAAGGCTTATAAGAATGCCAAAGAAACCTAGAGCAGACTTGTTTAGTCTTACCTGCAAACTTAATACTGACGGGAACGTGGAGTTAGAGTATAACTCTGTGAACCCCGACGATTTTGCTAGGGAGATGGAGAACAAGTTTCCCCAGTATGAAGGAACATTCAAGGTATCGTCTCTCATACGTTACCTAAGACAGAATGCAGATGAAGTTATGAATAACTCAGGAAGGTATGTGTGATGTTTACAGCTTACGTATTATCTTGCGCTTACATGTTAAATCAAGAACCTAAATGCTCAGAATGGGTGGACGACTACGGTCCTTACTTTACAGAAGAAGAGTGCATCATCCGCGCACAAAAAATGAGGGAAGACCTGATTATCCACCTAGTAGAACCGTCAGGTATTCCCCATTCATTTCAGTACAAGTGTGTTGAGACAGATAGAAGTATCTAAGACTTCTTCTTCTTCTTCATCATGCCACCATACATCATACCAGACATACCGCCTGCCATACCCTTCTGCTCACGAGGGGCCATAGGGTTAGCTGACATTGACATACCTCCCATCTGCATGGGTTTGCGAACCATAGAACCGTAAGCGTAGGTTTTCATCATGTTACCGCCCTTGCCCATCTTCTTCATTTCGCCACCGTGACCCATCTTAGTCATGGGTTTCATCATTCCACCGCCTGCCATCTTCTTCTCCTTTTTAATGTTTTTTTCTATGGCAGTCTGCCTAGCGTTCTCATAGTCAGACATCCTGCCGTCGTTATTTAGGTCGCCCTTTGTTCTATTCATCTTCATTTTCCTCGTTAGGTACTAAAAATATTTCATTTAATTCTGGTAGATACAAGTCCTGTCTAGCCAGTTCTGTAAGCACAAATTCAGTTACTATAGGTTCTAATTTTTCCATATCAACTTTTGTTACTAGCTCAGGTGTCTTGAACATTTTAGATATTATATTTGCAGCATCTGCATTTTGCACTGTCATTTCTAATAAACTTATATTACTTCTTAAAGCTAAGTTTACCATAAATTCCGTTGCTACATATGAGGGGTTTACAACTCCCCTAGCCAATCCATACAATCTACTCTGTATACCAGCAACGGTAGGGGCAGATACAACCCCATCTAATCTTGCAGAACTTTGTTTGGAACGAACTAAAAACTTGGATATATTTTCTAAATAACCAACATGCTCCTCTCCTAGTACAGCAATTAAATTCTCTCTAACGCCACCCTTCTCTGCAGTGCGAACATCCATTAGTAGTTGTTCAGGAGTCATAAACTGAGTAGCTATAGGAACATCCCTGCTCATAGCTGTAAAAGTAGCACCCGATACAGGCTGTAAACCTCCTCTATTCTTAAAACCTTTAGCAACTAAACTGCCTATTGCAGAATTAAACAAAGCTTCAGCCTCGTCTGTACTCTTGCCCATCTGACTTACTTGAGTTTTTATAAAGGCATCCTTCAGAAAGTCTATTTCATCAACACTACCATCAAGTATATAAGTTCTATAAAAATTATCTGGACTAAGATTACCTGTAAATACAGATAATTCTGCTAATGCGTTATCTTGTTTTGTTATATCACCTTGAATACTTCTCCTAAGTGAACCCTGTTTATCATTGAAATTTGATACGAGGTTTTTATAAACTCCCTGAGCTTCTTTATTACCTTGAACAAATTTTTCCAAACTTCGATGGTCTGCATACAAGTCTGATAGGTTAACTAACGGTCTTGTAGTAATTCCGTCCTTAGTTTTAACTTTTACTTTTAACAAATCATGTATTATATCCATGTCCTTAAAATTATCAAGCTTGTACCCGCCTTGTGCTTTAAATCCTGTGTTTATTCCTCCCTCAAAATTTTTTATAGCACTATCTATAAAATCTGCGAATACCTTTTCTCCAAGAGCCATGCTTAGACCATTAAACTTTGCTAGACCTGCTTCCGTAGTTAAGTCAAACATTCTATCCCCGCCTACAGTATCTGCAAACTGTGTTTCTATAGATTTAATACTTGTTACTATAGTTTGTTCTGCATCAAAACTGCCTTTAATGGATAGGCTTATATTGTTAGATATAGGTCTAAATATACTGTTTGGGTCTAAATTTCCGTACGCATATTTAAACATGTCACCTTCTTTAAAGGTAACTATCTCCCCGCCCTGTTTTGATTTATCTAACTTATTTAAGAATCCTCCCGGTCTTAATCTATCTCCTACCTCGCTTCTATAAGTACTTCGCGC